ACCAACTCCAAAGGCGACAAGGAGTTCGGGGGCGACAAGCTCTCCGAGAACCTCGGCGTCGCCAAGAAGGCGCTCGATGCGTTCGGCACCGCCGAACTCCGCAGTCTGCTCAATCAGTCCGGCCTGGGCGATCACCCGGAGGTGATCCGGTTCATGTACCGCGCAGGCAAGGCAATCAGCGAGGATCGGTTCGTCGGCGGCGCACCTGCCGTTGGCAAGGGCGCTCCGAAGGGCTTCTCCGACTTCGCTGACGTTCTTTACTCAAACACCTAATCCCACGAAAGGGGACAAGCAATGGCAACTCTCTCGACCAACAACCTGACGCTCGCCGATTGGGCGAAGCGCACCGATCCCGAGGGCCGCGTTCCGGTCGTCGCGGAACTCCTCTCGCAGACCAACGAGATCCTCGAGGACTGCGTCTTCAAGGAGGGCAACCTCCCGACCGGCGACCGCGTCGTGATCCGCACCGGCCTCCCGGCCGTGTACTGGCGCGCGCTCAACCAGGGCATCCCGAGCAGCAAGTCCGTGACCGCGCAGGTCGACGAGGCTTGCGGCATCCTCGAGGCTCGCAGCGAGGTTGACAAGGATCTGGCGATGCTCAACGGCAACACGGCGCAGTTCCGCCTGTCCGAGGACGTCGCGTTCCTTGAGGCGATGAACCAGACGCAGGCGACCACCCTGTTCTACGGCAACCCCGCCACCGACCCGAAGCAGTTCCTCGGCCTCGCGTCGCGCTACTCAGACATCGGTGCCGGTTCGCCCAACAACGCGCAGAACATCATCTCGGCCGGTGGCTCCGACGCCACCAGCAACACCTCGATCTATCTCGTCGTGTGGGGCGACAACACCGTCTACTGCCCGTTCCCGAAGGGCAGCTCGGCCGGCCTCATGCATGAGGATCTCGGCGAGCAGACCGTCTACAACAGCGATGGCACGCGCCTCCAGGCTTACGCCACCCGCTACCAGTGGAAGAACGGTCTGGTCGTGAAGGACTGGCGCTACGTCGTCCGCATCTGCAACATCGACACGGACGACCTGATCGGCCAGACGACCACGCAGGCTGCCTCGGCCGCCACGGCGATCATCAAGCTGATGAGCCGCGCCCTGTACCGCATCCCGAACATGGCAATGGGTCGCGCCGCGTTCTACATGAACCGTACCGTCCACAGCGGCCTTGCGATTGCTGCGCTCGATAAGAGCCAGGCTGTCCTGAAGGTCAACGACGGTCTTTCGCAGTTCGGCACGCCGTACAGCTGGCTGACTTTCCAGGGCGTTCCGTGCCGCAAGGTGGACGCCATCATCAACACCGAAGCCGTCGTCTCCTGATAGGGGACAGGAAGGAACACTCCCATGATTACTGATCGTCTTCTCGTCGTGTCGGGTACCAACAACCCTGGTTCGGCCATCACCGGACAGGGGCCGATCACGGCCAACGCCAACTCCACCGACGTCATCAGCCTCGCAACCGTCACCACGGCGATTGCCAACAACGGCGGCGCTCGCGACATCGGAATGGGTGAGAACCTGTTCATGGTGTTCACGGTCGTCATCGCGTTCGCCGGCACCGGAAGCGTTGATCTCCAGGTCGTGACGGATGACAACGAGGCTCTTTCGTCCACGACTGTGATCGGCTCGACCGGCGCCATTGCCGTCGCAAGCCTGACGGCCGGCGCGCAGTTCGTTGTCCCGATCCCGCCCCGGATCGCCAGCCTCGGCGAGCAGTACCTTGCTGCTCGTTACGTGGTCGCCTCCTCCCCGACGACCGGCACCATCCTTGCCCAGATCGTCGAGGATGTGCAGGACGGCAGGAAGTTCTACCGTTCCGGCTTCTCGGTGGCGTGATAGGAGACTCCGATGGCAAAGGTCAAGGCAAAGGTCGTCTGCTTCGTGGACAACCACTACCGCAACGAGGGCGACATGTTCCAGTACAACGGCCCGTTCAACGGAAACCTCGAGTACCTCGAGGCGCCCGAGGAGAAGGCCGTCGAAGAGCAGCCTGTTCGCAAGCTGCGGAAGCCCAAGAACGCCGCGACCGAAGCATCGGAGTGATCCTCGGATTGTGACTTGACAGGAGGGGCGTCGGCGGGAAACCTCGACGCCCCTCCTGTTCCTGATAGGAGGCCGGCATGGCATCGGTCGTTGACATCTGCAACCTCGCGCTCGCACACCTCGGGGACGACGCGACCGTCGCCAGCATCGACCCTCCGGAGGGATCGGCACAGGCAGAGCATTGCGCGCGGTTCTACCCCATCGCGCGCGACACCCTCCTCCAGACGCACGCATGGAACTTCGCCTCGCGCCGAGCCTCGCTCGCGCAGGTCACCATGCCGTACAGCATGTGGAAGTACGCATACGCGGTTCCCGGCGACATGATGACCGCCGTCGCCGTCCTGCCGCCCGAGGCGCAGAACGACTACGCAACGCGCTTCTCGCCGGCGGAATACCCGTACTACAACGCGAACTTCTCGCCGATGCTGGCCGCTGGGCAGTACGTGCCGCAGCGGTACTCCATCGAGACGGACACGCTCGGGAACAAGGTTCTGTACACCGACCAGGAGAACGCGCTTCTGCGGTACCAGGCGCTCGTCAACGACCCGACCAAGTTCGACCCGCTGTTCACGATGGCGCTTTCGTGGCACCTCGCGTCGATGCTCGCAGGCCCGGTCATCAAGGGCGACCAGGGTTCCGCCGAGGCGAAGAAGTGCGCGCAGATGATGCTGCTGTACCTTCAGCAGGCGCGCGCGTCCGACGCGAACCAGCGCGACGTCAAGGTCGAACATATCGTCCCCTGGACTTCAGGACGCTGACCGATGCCAAGCACCCGGACGTACTATCGCTCGTTCGCAGGCGGCGAGATCAGCCCGGAGATGTTCGGGCGCATCGACGACGCCAAGTACCAGACGGGCGCATCGACGATGCTCAACTTCATCGCGCTCCCGCAGGGCGCGGTGGAGAATCGTCCCGGCCTCGCGTTCGTGCGCGAGGTGAAGAACAGCGCGTCCGCGACCCGCCTGATCCCGTTCCAGTTCAGCCCGACCCAGACGCTGGTCGTGGAGATGGGAGCCGGGTACTTCCGGTTCCACACGCAGGGAGCGACGGTCGGGCCGGGAACGCCTGCCGCCTACAACGGCGCGACCGCATATGACGTCGGCGACCTCGTCGCGAGCGGTGGCGTGAACTACTACTGCATCGCGGCTACCACGGGCAACGCGCCGCCGAACGCGACCTACTGGTACGCGATGCCGGCGGGGATTCTCGAGATCCCGAACCCATACGCTGCGGCAGACCTGTTCGACATCCACTACGTGCAGAGCGGCGACATCGTCACGCTCGTCCATCCGTCCTATGCCGCGCGCGAGCTGCGTCGGTACGGGGCAACGGATTGGACTCTGACGAGCATCAGCTTCTATTCGCCGATCAACTCGCCTTCGCCGATCACCGGAACACCGTACCGTGGCGGGGCGCTCAACATCACGGCGGTCGCCATCGGCAGTCCGGGCATCTTCACCACGGTGACCGATCACGGACTCGCGAACGGCGACGTCGTCTTCGTCGGCGAGTTGACGTTCACCAACCCGAACACGATTAACAACAACTTCTATACAGTCTTCGGCGTAACTGCGAACACGTTCCAAATCAAGAGGTACGACACCGGACAGCAGATCAACACGGCGACCCTCGTCGCATACGTCAGCGGCGGCTATGTGCAGCCGGGATCGACTGCGTACCCGAAGCAGACGTACCGCGTGACATCGGTCACGGCAGACGGCCGCGAGAGTACGGACATTGATCTGCGATCCGTGTTTAACAATCTCGACGTTCCTGGTTCGTACAACCTGCTTTCGTGGTCGGCGGTATCCGGAGCAGCCTCGTACCGCATCTACAAGGAAACGCCCGGATTCATCGCTGCCCTGATCGGGACGACGACAGGTACATCTTTTGAGGACAACAACATCGCGCCGGATCTCGGCGTGACGTTCCCGAACAACGACATCTCTCTGGACACGCAGTACCCGAGAGCGGTCGCCTACTACGAGCAGCGCCGCGTGTTCGCCGGCCCGAACGCGGCACCGCAGTCGATGTGGTTCACGGAGTCTGGAACCGAGAGTTCCATGATTTACCACACTCCGCTGCTCGACACCGACCGCATCAACATCAAGGTCGCCGCGCGCGAGAACAACACGATCCAGCACCTCGTCCCGCTCACGCAGCTGCTGGCGCTGACCAACGCCGCCGAGTGGCGCGTCTCGCCGATCAACAGCGACGCGCTCACTCCGACCACGATCTCGGTTCGTCCGCAGTCGTACATCGGATCGAACAACGTGCAGCCCGTGGTCGTGAACAACGCGGTCGTCTACTGCGCGGCTCGCGGCGGCCACGTGCGCGAACTCGGATACTCCTGGCAGTCGAGCGGGTTCATCACGGGCGACCTGTCGATCCGCGCGGCGCACCTGTTCGACGACCTTGAGATCGTTGACATGTGCTACGCGAAGGCTCCGCAGCCGCTGCTGTGGTTCGTGTCAACGAGCGGCAAGCTGCTCGGGCTGACGTACATCCCGGAGCAGCAGGTCGGCGCGTGGCACCAGCACCAGACTGACGGCGCGTTCGAGAGCTGCACGGTCGTATCCGAGGGCGACGAGGACTACCTGTACGTCGTGGTCAACCGCACCATCGGCGGTTCGACGAAGCGGTACGTCGAGCGCATGGCGTCACGCAACTTCGACGCGCTCGAGGATGCGTTCTTCGTTGACAGCGGCCTGACCTACGACGGCACGAACACCACGGCAACGACCGTGACCGTCACGACCGCGAGCGATTGGACGCCGGCGGCGACCCTCACGATCACCGCCAGCGCGACCACGTTCGCGTGGCCAGCCACGACCGATGTCGGGGACGTCATCGTCTTGACGGACACGGACGGCACCAAGTACAGGCTCACGATCACGGCGACATCGTCCACGACCGTTGCCACGGCGAGCGTCGACAAGACGCTCGGCACCGCGTTCCGTGGCGTCCCGACCGCGACCTGGGCGTGGGCGCGAGACACGGTCGGCGGCCTGTCGCATCTGGAAGGCAAGACGGTGTCGATCCTCGGCGATGGCGCGGTGATGACGCAGCGCGTGGTGTCGTCCGGATCGGTGACACTCGACCGTCCGGCGACCGTGGTGCAGGTCGGTCTGCCCTATCAGTCCGACCTGAAGACGCTTCCGATGATTATCCAGATGGAGGCGTTCGGGCAGGGCAGGAACAAGAACCTCAACAAGGCGTACCTGCGCGTGTATCGCTCAAGCGGAATCTTCGCTGGGCCGTCCGACACGAAGCTCATTGAGTTCAAGCAGCGCACGACCGAGCCGTATGGCTCGCCGCCGGCATTGAAGACCGAGGAGATCGGCATTGACCTGAAGCCGTCGTGGAACCCGGACGGATACCTGTTCGTGCGGCAGTCTGACCCGCTGCCGCTGACCATCGTCGGGGTCACGCTCGAGGTCGTAATCGGAGGCTGACATGGCACTACAGGCAGGCGCACAAAGTCCTCTGTACGGCGAATCCTCGACGTTCCTTGTCGGCACGGCAGATGCCGGGGCCGCACCGAGCTGGGCGAGCGGCGTGGCGCAGGGTCTGGAGATGGCCGGCCCAATCGTCTCGATCTTCGGTGCCGTCACCGGGGCCATCGGGTCGTTCTATGCGGCGCAGAGTCAGCAGAACCAGCTCCGCATGCAGGCGCAGAACCAGGCGTTCGCTGCGGAGATGGGCCGCGTCAACCAGCGAGCGGCGAGGTACACGGCCGCCGAGATCGGTCGCGCGGGGCAGGAGCGGACGAGCGCGTTCCTCGCGCAGCGGTCGCAGGCTCGCGCCGGCGCACGGGCTGCGATGGCAAGTCGCGGCCTTCAGCTCGGCGTCGGCTCCGCGAAGGAAGTCATCGCGAGCATGGACATCACGACGGAGATCGACCGCCTGTCAATGAGCGCGGCGAACGTGCGCGCGCAGGAGGCGGCGAAGCTTCAGGCGTTCAACATCGGGACGCAGGCGATGATGAGCGACATCTCCGCGCAGAACCTGCGAGCGACCGCCAACACGATCTACCCCGGACTCGCCCTCGGGACGAGCCTGCTCGGAAGTGCCGCCGACATCGGCAGCATGTGGGCGCGCAACAAGCGCATCGAGGAACTCCTGTCCGGCGTGTCAACGCAGAGGCTCTGATCCATGCCGACCGTACCTACGACATTCGTTCCGCAGGTCGCACCGCAGGGCGGCGGCGACATCGGCCAGTTCGCAGCTCCCGGCGTCGCGCCGATGGAGAACCTCGCGCCGAGGCAGCAGATCGAGCTGGGGCGCACGATGACGCAGGCCGGCAACGTGGCGTTCCGCGTCGGCTCGAGCCTTCAGGACGCGCTCGACGAGGCGGCGGCGAAAGAGGCCGACGTCGCCGTCCTGTCGCAGTTCGGGGAACTCTCGAGCGCCTACCTGTCAACGCAGGGGAAGGAATCGGAGACGCAGTTCCAGGCCGCGTCCGAACGCCTGTCGCAGATCGGCGCGACGGCGATGGACGGACTCCAGACCGAGACGCAGAAGCGCATGTTCGCGCCCGTCCTTGCGCGCAACATGGCGTCGATCCAGACGCGCATGGCCGGACACCGCAACGAGCAGGTCAAGAAGTACAACGTCCAGGAGGGCATCGCCCGTGGCGAGATGTACGCAGACCAGGCGGTCGTGGCCTACGCCAACAAGGACGCCATCAACCCGATGACGGGCCAGCCGTTCGGTCGCGACGAGTACGACGTCAACATCGGCGTCGCCCTGAACAGCATCCGCTCCGCTGCCGCCGAGATGGGCATCCCTGCTGACTCCGCGCAGGTGAAGCAGATGGAGCAGCGCGTGTACGACAAGGTCGCGACGGGCGTAGTCGGCGACCTGATGCGGCAGAACAAGTACGCCGAGGCGCAGGCGTTCCTCGACGAGATGTCTGGCGTCGACCCGAAGACGAACGACACGCTACGCAACTCGGTGGAAGCAAACCGCACGCGCACGACCATTGAGGAGCTGACGAACAGCATCCGCTCGCAGGGAGTGCTGAACGCCAAGAGCGATCCCGAAACGTATGGGCAGGTTGCCGGCGAGACGACCGCGCAGCCCGAGACACTTCGGGAGGCGCTCGAGGTCGCCGAGGGCATCGAGGACGTTGAGACGCGCCGACTGGTGCAGTCGAACCTGCGGACGCAGTTCGCGCAGGACGATGCGCTCGCCGACCAGGAGTACCGCACGCAGCTCGAGAACATCGAGCAGTTCCTGTCTGTGCCGAACAACGGCATCGGAGACGTCGACCCAATCGCGTGGGGCGCGCTGAAGCCGACCGACCGTGAGCGGCTCCTCAAGGGCGAGAAGCTCCGCAACAACGAGCAGGTTCTGGACGTCATCTACACAGACCCGTCGAAGCTGACTCCGCAGTTCATCTCGGAGAACTACAACAAGCTCACGCCCGAAACGCGCCGAAAGCTGTTTGACATGCTCGCGAAGCCGCAGGCGATTCTTGACGCCACCGTCGACGCGCAGCAGGTCAACCGCACGCTCATTGACAACGGCATGACCAAACTCGCTGCCGCAGACAAGGGCGACGAAGAGGACTGGAAGGCATCGGTCATCCTGCGACAGAACATCCAGGAGTCGATTGCGATGGAGCAGGAGCGGCTCGGTCGCAAGATGTCCGACCGCGAGAAGCAGCCGTTCATCGACCGTGCGATCCTCGAGATGGGCAAGGTCAAGAGCAAGTACATGGGTATCGATTGGCTGTCTCGTGATCCGCAGATGCCGATTGCCGCGATGACCGCAGAGCAGCAGAAGAAGGCATACGTCGAGATCGCTGGCAAGGAGATGCCGCTGCTTCAGGCGCAGGCAGAGGTCATGGATATCCCAGACGCCGAGGTGCTGAAGATCGTCAAGGCGATGCAGGACGCCGGCGTGACTCGCCCGACGTCGTTCGAGATTCTGGCCGCGTGGTACGACAAGAAGGGCAAGAAGTGATCGACGAAGACATCAACGAGCGCATGGCCCGACTCGTCCCCCAGCCCGGAGGCGTCGGCGAGATGCCTTCGCAGATCCCGCTTGGCATCAGCATGACGCCGACGTTCGAGCGCCCGAACGCCGCCCCGGACATTGACACCGAATACGCGGACGCGGCACGGCGCATCGCCGACAGTCGGCGCACGCAGATGATGTCGTCGCTCGTCAACATCACAGCCGTTGACCCCGACAGCGCGGCACGGTCGCAGAAGCTCGGCTCGCAGTTCGGCGTCGGCGGCGACCTGGCGGCGCGCAACGCCGAGGAGCTTCGGCAGCGCGCGTTCATTGACAGCATCTCCGGTCGCGACATGCTGCGCCGTAACCCCGTCCTCGCGGACTACATCGCGCAGCGGCAGTTCGCGGAGATCGCGCACGACGACGTCGACGCGCTCGCGAAGACCGAGCAGGAGTTCAGCAAGGGCTGGTTCACTCGTTTCGTGTCCGAGGGAATCGCTGGCATCGGCGAGGGCTTCGGCCGCGCGGTCGCACAGGATGAGATGGCCTCGATCTACGAGCGGCAGCGCCAGCGCGGCGGTCGCCTTGAGGTCTACGAGAAGGCGGCGCTCGACTCGTACCGCGAGG